TGACTGACGCCTACGGTCGAATCTATAATACTACGAGGTCAGCGCCGGCGACTATTAACAAGGAAGCTTACAATCTAGGCAGTAAGAACCCCAAGATAGCCGCCAGAATTCAAGAACTACGAGAAAAAGTATTTGAACAGCCACTGATTGCGACTAAATCCGAGAGAATGGAGTTACTCACAAAAGTCATGAGAGATGACGCCCAGCGTAGTCGTGACAAACTCCACGCCATTGAAATTCTAGGCAAGATCGAGGGGGATTTCGTGACTGCGTCAGTCACGGAGACCAATATCAATTTGAGTCTAAAGCAATACTCAAGTGATGATTTACTAGCTATGTTGCAGGCAGCCAAGAGACAGGGAGAAATAGTAGAGGGAGAGAGAGTAGATTAGTTACTAGGTCTTACTACGTAAGACCA